GTGCCGAGTGCCACGATGATGATCAAAGAGGCAACCGTCTTCATAGGCATTTGGACAGCTGCCTCTTCAGATATGTTTAATGGTTTGTTAGACATAAATTATTTTTTAAATAACCACTGTACAAATTTTTTCCAGGGCCAACAAATTATGTCCCAAATTTTACAACAAATTTTTTTACATTTATCTATCATGTTTCTTCTCCTCAATTTCGTAGAAGAATTTATCAGTATCTTCTGTTCTCCAGGCTCTACTATCTTCTACATTCCATTCGTTTGTTTGCACTTTCCAGTCAGGTATATTGTCCTTCACAGTAAACGAAGGTATATCCCATATACATCTATTGTTTGGTTGTGCTGCATAGTTCCCATCGTCGAGAGCTATGATATGTGCGCACTTATGTTCGTGCGGTATCTCCGAATGATCGGTGTCGAGTATGTTACTCTCTGGATGTGCAAAGTCAACAGTAAATAAGTATTTACCTGGGTGCCATTTTTTATCTTTGCCTATGTATTTACCGGCTTGTCCGTCTAAAATATCCCAACTAGTAACAGCAGGATAATAACTAAAACAATTCCATAGCTGAAGTTCATCAAGTCTACGTTTAGGAACATCTTCCGGTCTAAAACCTCTCTGTATGAAGGCAGATATCGGGAGACGATAAAAGATAGCGCCATTCTCCATAATCGCATGGAATAAAATAGAACGGCCAGTAACAGATGATAGACCGAAGATAACACAATCTTCAACTTCTCCATGATGTTTTTGTAAGTCATATAAATATTCTCTCCTTATCTGGGCATAAGTAACTGGTATGTTTGCATTTAAGTAAGCCATAATTATCCATTTATCTCACCCCAATTATCTCCAACCTCGTAGTCAACTTTATTGGGAACTTCTAGTGTAACAGCATGTTCCATAATTTCAATTACCTTTTTGGCCTGGTCTTCGTTCTCTATTGATAAATCAAGTTCATCATGAATTTGTATGTGTGGTATAATTCCTTCTTTGTATAATTCTAACATTGCTTTTTTAGTCATGTCAGCAGCTGATCCCTGGATTAATTTATTAAGAGCTTTGTATGTGTAAGCTCTCCTGATCCCCGGTCCATGTTCCCTGAGTGCTTCTTCATGAGACAATGCTTTGTGCATACCAAACTGGTTTGGTTCCCATAGATGAAACCTACACAGTCTACCCAGCAGAGTACGTATCTGTCCACGATCCTGTGCTCTGTTAGATGCTTTCTCCATCAATTGTTTTACGAATGGTACACGTGAGTGATACGTGTTAAATAAATCTGCAGCTTTCTCTTTTGTTACACCTAGCTCTGCCTGTAGTTTAGCTTTACCCATACCATAAAATAATCCTAGGTTAATTGTTTTGGCCTGGGATCTAGGTATATCTGCCATATCTGCAACGGTCTGGTGAAAGTCTGCGCTAGAGTCATTCTGATATGCATCAACAACATCGTATACAGACGGTAATTTGTATAAAGATGCATAATGCACTACCAACCTAGGCTCTTGCTGAGAATAGTCAAATACACCCCATCTATGGCCGTCCTCGGGTATAAATAACGACCTTATCTTAGGTCCAAGATCTTTATTTCTTGCAGGAATCTGTTGTAGATTCGGATTCTGGTAGGAGAACCTACCAGTCACCGTGCCCCCGGTTTGTGATCTAAGCTGATTTATCTCAGCATGTATTCTACCCTTGTGCTCGTAACGTAGAATAGAATCTATAAAAGTTGTATGTGCTTTGTTTATCTCTCTTGCTTGCGCAATCATTTTAACAACAGGATGTTTGTGTTCCTGTAAAAAATTTTTTGTAAAACTAGGTGATGAAGTTTTTTCTGTACGTGGATATTCTAATCTTAATACATCAAATACATTCGCAATAGATCTCGCTGCCCATATCTGTGTATCAATATTAGTTTCACCTTTTATTTTGTGTAGTAATTCTTTTTCTTGTGTGATTAATTCTTTTTTCATTCCATGTGCACGTTCTATATCTACACGTACACCTTTGAATCTCATGTCAACCAGACAATGAAACAGATCAGACTCAAGATCAAATATGTCTTCCAGGTCCTGGCTAATAATTTCTTTTTTCATTTCTTGCCAAAGTCCTAATGTAACTTCAGCATCACGTTCAGCATATGCACCAACATGCATAGCAGGTAGCTTGTACATTTCTGATTTAGGATCTATGCCCCACTCGGATGCAGCTTCTGCAAGTGCAGATTCATTCTTACCATAACCAAGATAGTGCCATGATAAACTATTAAGATCATAACGAAACCTGTTCTCATCGGTAACCGCTGCAGCTATCATCGTACATGCAATGTCACCGTTTATTTTGAATCCCATCGCCCGCAACCAACAAACATCGTAGATTGCATTGTGAAAAACTTTTGTAGATGGGGACTCGAGTATATCTTTTAACCAAGATAAGACTCGACTCTTATCCATGTTTCCGCCGCCCTCATGTGCAATTGGAAAATATCCTTTGAAATGTTTTGTTGCAACAGCGACGCCTATAACCTCACCATTACCTATGACAGAACCAGATCCTTTTTTAATTAGATCAGGATCTTTTGTCTCCAGGTCAATTGCAATCTCATCAACTTGACGTAAGTCTGGAAACTCTGTGGGTCTTACCCACTCAGTTTGTGCTTCGAACTTTGGTATCTTCATAAATATATTTATTCTCTACAATTTTGTTTAACTTATTTTTGTTACTAAAAGCATAAAGACACGCTTTATGACCTTGTGGAAATATTTCCCACACAATATCTTTGTGGCCCTCCAATGCCAAATATATCTCAAGTCTAAATTTGTGTTTATCAACAACAATATCTTTAGCTATCCTTGCTCTTTTTGCCATGTTTAGTATCTTTTAACTTTTTAATTTCTAGTTCGCAGTAATGCATTATCTTCTCCAGATCTTCTATCTTATTTTTATACAAATATCTACAAACGTATTTCACAACACAGCCTTGAAAAAAAGATAAGTTGTTTTTTGAAATAAATTCATACGGCTGAATCGTAAAATTTTTATAGTGATTCCCGCCTATCTGTCTTTGTTCTGGAAAAGAACTATTAAATAAGTCCTTCGATGTCATAACCTCTGTCCTCCTTTCTTGCTGCCATTATATATAAGTTTTGTTTTGTACGAGTAACACCTACGTACCAAACTCTGTTTTCTTCATCTGCTTTGTCTTCATTTTTTTCTGCAGACTCTCTGATAGTTTTTGTATTATCTAAAATTAATAATACATTTTCTGCTTCACCACCCTTTGCTGCATGTATCGTAGACAATTTTACTCTAGCATCCTTTGATAATTTTTCTCCGTAACTTAGCATCTCACGTATATAGAGACATTCTTCATAGTCTACTACAAATACATCAAACCAGTTTACAGTTTTATCGTATGTTAGTTCTGTAAGATCATACATCTTTTCTTCTGTTGGTTTTAGATTCATGCCCGTACATTCCAATATATCTTTTACTTCTGATAAAGATAGTAGTTCACCTTTTTGCCATCTGGTGTAGTTTAGAATGCTTCTAAACAAGGATGACTTATAACTTTTTCTACCTTTGTATTGATAATAGATACCCATGTCTTTTAATGTTGGCATTAGTTTTTTGAGTCTGTCATTGTATCTACCAAGTATTAACCACTCACCATCATGTAAAGACAATCCATCTAAATCCATTATGTATTGTATCTTGCCCTCTTCTTCTCTTGCTTTCCAAGTCTTTTTAATTTTTCTCTCATCAGGTATTTTATCTAATATCTTGTCTGCTATATTTTGTACCTGCTTTGGAACCCTGTAAGATTGTGGCAAAATTATGTCTTTTTTTGATATCTCTTGTTGAAATTTTTTAACATCTGCACCTGCCCAGCCATAAATTGCTTGATCATCGTCACCGGCTAATATAACATATTTGGAATTTTTCTTGATAATATCTACCATTTTCCACTGTATTGGTGATAGATCCTGGGCCTCATCAATAAAAGCTACGTCAAATTTTGGACACAATTCTGACACATTAAATTTTTCTATCATGTCTGTAAAGTCCACTAGTTTAAAAGAATCTTTGTAGTTTTGCACTTCATCAAAAATAATTTGTAATAGCTGTTTGTTCATGTCCTGTGAATACATGTCTGTGTTATATTCTTCTTCAATTGTTATCTCTTTAATTCTAGCTGCATTTATTAAATTAAAGTATTCACTGTTTGAATCTACAAACCCTGTAGTCTCTTGTCCATTTGAGTACACTGTCATTTCGATTCCTAACTTTCTACCTATATCCTCGTAGTGCTCGTCCTGCATAACCTCTGATTTTTTAAGTCCGAGTCTTGTAAATGCAAGAGAGTGTAGTGTTCTAAAATATTTTAAAT